TTATTGAATGATGCACGTATTCAAACATGGTCAGCTTTATATGACAGAGCAATTGCTAATATTAAAACAAGCGACTTGGGTCAAACATACCCATACACTTCACTAAGCGTAACACCAAGATAAGGATAATATTATGGCAGAAATGAGTAACTACCTAGAGAACGCACTTATAAATGTAACTCTACGCAACACAACATACACAGCACCAGCAACGGTATATGTATCACTATGGACAACAGACCCTACAGATGCAGGTACTGGAGCAGAAGTTAGCACATCTGCTACAAGTTATGTTAGACAATCAGTAACATTTGGCGCACCTTCTAACGGAGCTTCACTTAATACTACAGCAGTAGAGTTCCCACAAGCAACAGCTTCATACGGAACAGTAGGTTGGATTGGTATTAATGATGCAGTATCTTCAGGCAACCTTTTATATCATTCACCACTAACAACGTCTAAAACAATTGACACAGGCGATATATTCAAAATTGCTATTGGTAGTCTTTCAGTAACATTATCTTAAGGTAAATTATGCCAGTACCAATGACGCTAGAGCAACTAGACGTTTATGGTAGTTTGGAAAATGTACCATATAGTTTAGATAATACATTTTATGACAATGGCACTACTGTATGTGGACCTTGGACATTAGACCAACTAGACGCATTTGGTAGTTTAGATAACTTAGCCATTTCGCTAGATAGTTCATTATGGACTACTAATGCTTGTATAAATATATCAGATGCGCTTGTTACTGCAGAAGCAGCAGTTGTTGCAGATGCTACTAGAATAAGAACAAGTAGTGGTGCAATAGATGCCAATGCTGCTGTCGTTGCAGATGGCACTAAAATTTCTACAGGTGATGCAGTTATTACAGCTAACGCACAAGTAGAAGCAGAAGCTACTAGAATTACATTTAGTGGTGCTGACATTACAGGTGAAGCTACTGTTGTTGCTAATGGCGTTAAAGTTGTAGTAGGTGCAGCAGATATAACAGCTTTAGCTACTGTAGATGCTACAGGCTTTGCAATATACTCATCTAGTGGAACTATTACAGCCACAGCTACAGTATTAGCAGATGGTATTAGAGTTCAATTTGGCGAAGGTACTATTACAGCTAGTGCAGCAGTTGATGCAGATGCAATACGTATTAGAACAAGTGATGCAGATATAACAGGAACTGCTACAGTTACTGCTGTAGGTGGTGTATTATATGCTGGTGAAGCCAATATAACAGCAGAAGCATTATTATCATGTAGTCCAAATGCAATATTATTTGGCGTAGGTAGTATTTCAGCAGTCGCAACTATTATAGCAACAGGTAAGATATTGGGTGAAGAATGGTCACCAGTTACACCAGGTTCAGAGTCATGGACAGATGTAACACCAAGTAGTGATACTTGGACAGTAATAACAGCAGGTGGTAGTTCATGGACTGACGTAAGTTTTGGTTCAGATACATGGACAGCATCAAGTTCAAGTAACGATACATGGTCACAAATTTAATTACGAGGTAAAAAATGGCAAAAGATAAAATCAGTCAGTACGACTCTACAAGTGCTGGCGCAAACTTAAACACAGATATTGCAGGTATTAATATTGATGAGGGTTGCGCACCTTCAGGTATTAACAATGCTATTAGAACACTCATGGCACAAATTAGAGACTTGCAGTCAGGTGTTAGTGGTGACTCTATTCCATTAACAGCAGGTGGTACTGGTGCTAATAGTGCTGCTTCAGCTAGAAGTTCATTAGGTCTTGCTATTGGCACAGATATTCCTAGCTATACAGCAGCAAATACATTTACAGCTACTCAAACATTTACAGGCTCAACGACAGCATTAGGTGCAGTATTCCAAGATGCAGCAGAAGTTACAACAATATCAGCTACTGCAGCTACAGGCACTATTAACTATGATGTAACTACACAGTCAGTTCTTTACTATACAACATCTGCTTCAGCTAACTGGACAGTTAATGTAAGAGGTAATGGCACAACATCTTTAAATACTTTAATGTCTACAGGACAAGCAGTTACAGTAGTATTTTTAGTCACACAAGGTGCAACAGCTTATTACAATAATGCTTTCACAATTGACGGAAACTCTGTAACTCCTAAATATCAAGGTGGCACAGCATGGACAAGTGGTAACGCTTCAGGTATTGATGCTTACTCATATACTATTGTTAAAACAGGTTCAGCAGCTTTCACAGTATTCGCAGCACAAACACAATTCAAATAGGAATTAACAATGTCATTATTGTCAAGACTAGCAGTCCAAGCAGCCCGTGCTTATGGTATTTTAAATAAAGGCGGCGTATCTGCATCTTATCTTGCTGTAGCTGGTGGTGCTGGCGGCGGCGGTGCATTAACTGGACTTTATGCTGCTGGCGGAGGTGGGGGTGCAGGTGGATTTTTAACTTCTACATTTACATTATCAACTCTTAACACATATTCTATTACTGTAGGAGCAGGGGGAACTGCTGGAACAGGTAGTGTTGATGGAGGTAATGGAGGAAATTCTGTTATTTCAGGTACTGGGCTTTCAACGATTACATCTATTGGAGGCGGCGGAGGAGCATTTAATGGTAGTGGAGGTTCTCCAAGAAATGGTCAAAATGGTGGTTCAGGTGGTGGTTCTTCAGGAGCGGGGGGAACAGGGGGTTCTGCAACATCTGGACAAGGTAATAATGGCGGTTCAGTCACAACAAATACAGGTGGTGGACCTGGAGGTGGTGGTGCAGGTGCAGTAGGTACATCTTTAGGTTCAACAACAAGTGGTGGTGCTGGGGGTAATGGTTTAGCATCATCTATTTCAGGTTCTAGCGTAACCTATGCTGGTGGTGGCGGTGGCGGTGGTTATTCACCAGGTAGTGCTGCTTCAGGAGGGTCTGGAGGTGGAGGTGCTGGTGGAGCAAGTGCATCAAACGGAACTGCAGGAACTGCAAATACAGGTGGCGGAGGTGGTTCTGGTGGAGGTACTCCTACAGGAGGTTCAACTGCTGGCGGTTCAGGCGGTTCAGGCATAGTCATTATATCTTACACATCTGCTACACCTTTATTCATAGGTGGCACAATTACTACTTCAGGTGGTAATTTTATTCATACATTCACAGCTTCAGGAACATTAGTCCCTGCTACAGCAGTTACAGCTAGTTATCTAGTAGTAGCTGGCGGTGGTTCTAGTGGTGATAATTTTGGTGGTGGTGCAGGTGCAGGTGGTTTACTCACCGGCTCTACTACACTTTACTATCCTGCAACATATACAGTCACTGTAGGAGCTGGTGCTAGTCCAAATGGTTCTAATTTGTCTGGAAACCAAGGTTCAAACTCAGTTTTATCTGGAACAGGACTTACTACCATTACTTCTATAGGCGGAGGTGCTGGTGGTGGTACTGGTGGTTCAGGAGGTTCAGGTGGTGGTGGAGCTGGTTATGCCTCTCCAACTCTAACAGGTGGTTCAGGAACTAGCGGTCAAGGCAATGCAGGCGGAGCTGGTGGAACTAACTCTTCTCTTACTTCTACAGGCGGTGGAGGTGGTGGTTCTAGTGCTGTTGGTAATAACGGTGTTCTTGCAACATCACCAAGTAATGGTAACGGTGGTGCAGGAACTGCATCTTCTATAAGTGGTTCTTCAGTTACTTATGCAGGTGGAGGCGGAGGTGGTGCTTATGGTGGAAACCCTGCTGGCTCTGGAGGAGCAGGTGGTGGAGGAGCTGGTGCTTCAGCAACTAATACAAGAGGAACAGCAGGTACTGCTAATACAGGCGGTGGCGGTGGAGGTTCAGGCGGCGGTGGCGGCGGTCCTGGTGGAGCAGCAGGCGGTAGCGGAACAGTTATCATCTCATACGCTGGCTCACAAGTATTCACAGGCGGAACTGTAACATCATCAGGTGGAAACACAATACATACATTTACAAGCTCTGGTAGTTTAGTAGGTGCTTATTCTGCTGACTATTTAGTAGTTGCAGGTGGCGGAGCTGGTGGGCATGATAACGTTGGCAATTCTGGAGGTGGAGGTGCTGGTGGGTTATTAACATCATCTACATTTTTATTAGTAGGAAATACATATACAATTACTGTAGGAGGTGGTGGTGCAGGCTCAACAGCAAATAATACTGGTGGCACTAGCGGCTCTAATTCTGTTTTAAGTGGTACAGGAATTACTACTGTTACTTCTATAGGCGGAGGAGGTGGAGGTGCTTATAATGCTATAGCTGCAAAGACTGGCGGTTCAGGTGGGGGTGCAGGTCAACAATCAGGTTCAGGAAGTGGTGCAGCAGGTACTGCAGGGCAAGGTTTTGCAGGAGGCAGTTCTGGCTATGGTGGTGGAGGTGGTGGAGGTGCTAGTGCTGTAGGTGCAAATGCTTACGGTACAAATGGTAAAGAAGGTGGTGGAGGTGGAAATGGTTCTGCTTCATCAATTACTGGCTCATCTGTAACATACGCTGGTGGCGGTGGCGGTTCAACTCATGGTTCTGGTACTGCACCTGCATCTGGCGGTACTGGCGGAGGTGGTAATGGCTCATATTCAGGCACAGCAGCTACTTCTGGTACAACAAATCTTGGAGCTGGTGGAGGAGGTGCTGGAGAAAATGCTAATTCTTCAGGCTCTGGCGGTTCAGGCGTGGTAATATTAAGTGTTGCTACAACTAAATACACAGGAATTACAACAGGAAGCCCAACAGTAACAACATCAGGTGCAAACACTATATTAACTTACACAGCTTCAGGGACTTATACAGCTTAACAACAAAGGAAATAACATGGCTCATTTTGCTAAACTAGAAAACAATGTAGTAACACAAGTAATAGTAGTATCTAACCAAGACATTCTTGATGAACAAGGTCAAGAGTCTGAAGAGTTAGGTATTAAATTCTGTTCTAACCTTTTAGGTGGAACATGGAAGCAAACATCTTATAACGGTAATATTCGTAAGAATTACGCTGGTATTGGATACACTTATGACGAAGGTCGTGATGCTTTTATTGCACCTAAACCTTATGCTTCATGGGTATTAGATGAAGCTAAAGCACAATGGAAAGCACCTGTAGATTATCCTACAGACGAAGGTAAATACACTTGGAATGAAGCAACAACTTCTTGGGATGCGGTAACAGAATAAGGAAAATGAATGGCTACTCAAAGAATAGCTTTTACAGAATGGCTACCAGACCAGCCTACAACAGCAAACGCTTTACTAGAGGCTAATAACGTTTATCCACTAACGATAGGTTATGGTCCATTTCCATTATCTGCTGACTATTCTAGTGCAGCTAGTGAAGATTTAAACAACGTAACTGCAGCTAAGTTTAACTTAGAAACACAGTTATTTGCGGGTGGTGCTACCAAACTATTTAAGTTTAATCCAACTACTACAGCTCTAACAAATGTAAGTAAATCAGGTAATTATTCTAGTACAGAACGCTGGAGTTTTACACAATTTGGTCAAGCAATATTAGCATCTAACAATACCGCTAAAATACAAGCATGGTATGTAGGAACATCTACAGCCTTTGCAGATGTATCTGCTACAGCTCCTATTGCTAAATTTATTACAGTAGTAAGAGACTTTGTAGTTGCTGCTAACATTAGTGGTACACCTAACAAACTCCAATGGTCAGACATTAATGATGAAACTGACTGGACTTCAGGCGGTGCATCACAAGCCGACTATCAATTAATTGCTGAAGGTGGAAACATTACAGGAATTACAGGTGGTGAATTTGGTATCGTTTTATTAGAACGTGCTATTTACCGTATGTCATATATTGGCTCACCATTATTCTTCCAGTTTGACGCTATCTCACGTAACCTAGGTTGTAATACACCAGGTTCAGTTACACAATACGGACCTAACACATATTTCTTAGCGGATGACGGTTTCTATGGTTGTGACGGTACTAATGTATATAATATTGGTAACGATAAAGTAGACGAATACTTTTACGAAAACATGGCTTTAGCACAACAAGATACTATTAGTGCTGCTGTAGACCCAATTAGAAACATTGTAGTATGGAATTATCCTAATACTTCAGGTGGTCGTTCATTACTTATTTATAATTGGTTAGTTAAGAAATGGTCTTCTGCTAGTACTACTTCAGAATACATTGTATCACTAGCTTCATCTACTATTGCATTAGAAGGTTTAGATGCTTACGGTACTATAGACACACTTCCTGCTTCACTAGATAGTCGTATTTGGTCAGGTGGTAAATTCTTATTTGGTGGTGCAGACGGTGCTAAAATTGTTACATTTACTGGTGTCAATTCTACCGCTTCTATTGTAGTAGGCGAAATGGAATTTGGATATAACTCTATAGTGACTAATGCTCGTTCTCAAATAGATAATGGTGCAGTTACAATAGCTGTTGCATCTCGTAAAGAGTTAGATGACTCTATTACTTATAGCTCTACAGTTACACAAAACTCAGATGGCAAATGTCCATTACGTTCTTATGGTCGCTATCATAGACTTAAAGTTACACCTACAGGAACATGGACACATGCTATTTCTGTAGACGTAGACTACACACCAAGTGGCGGTAGATAATGTCTAGGGACATGTATCGTAAACTGAATTGGCAAGGTGGTACGCCAAGAGAAGTTTCAGAAATAGTAAACAACCTTGTTGAAGGCAAGTCTAACAACACAGGTGAAATTACTTTAGCTGCTAGTGGTGCTACTACTACAACCATTAGTGATGAACGTATAGGTTTTAACTCTGTAGTATTGCTTATGCCAACTACAGCTACTGCTGCTAGTACAACGTATGCTGAATTTCCTTATGGTGCATGGCAAGATAGTACAACACAGTCAGCAGCAAGTACTACTGTAGCATATCCTATTACATTTAATACTGTAGACTATGAAAATGGCATTGTATTACAAAGCACATCACAATTAAGAGCTACTTATGCTGGACTATATAACATTCAGTTTAGCTTTCAGTTATCTAACCTAGCTAACTCTACAGAAGATGTAGATGTATGGTTTAGAGTAAATGGTACAGATGTTCCAAAGTCTAATAGCGTATTTGGTTTAGCACCTAGAAAAGGTCCTAGTGACCCATATCATATCATTGCATCTATGAACTTTTTTGTGTCACTAGCTGCTACAAACTATGTGCAAATTATGTGGAAGTCATCTAGTACAGACGTTACTATTGTAGCCAAAGCAGCACAAACATCACCTACTAGACCAACAACACCTAGTGTTATTGCTACTATGCAATATGTATCAGATGGTGGTTATTCTAGTGGCTTATTTGGTGGTGTATATGTAAGTTCTACCACTAAAGGTAGTGCAATTATCACTCATCCAGCTAACACATTAACAGACAAGACATACAGATATTTAATAGTGGCGTGATATAATTGTAGGATGATATTACACTATATACCTAAAGAAAATTTACGTCAACATTGGGACTATGTTAAACATGGTCTTGAGTTAGTAAGAGCAAAAGGTCACACATCTTGGATAGTTGAAGATGTTTATTGTGACTGTTACGAAAACAGGTCTATGTTGTTTATAGGTATGATAGATAACAAAGCAGTAGGTTTTGTAGTACTTCAACCATTAGGAGATACGCTTCATGTATGGGCTTCTTGGTCTACTATTAATGACATTACACTCTTTCATCAAGCATGGCAAGAAATACAAGCAATAGCAAAACAAGGCGGTAAGTCTAAAGTTACATTCAATTCACAACGAAAAGG